ATGCTTGCATCCACCCTCCTGTGCCTTGTCGTGGGCATCTCAGACGGCGACACCCTGACCGCCCGATGCGGCGAGCCTGGGCAATACGAACAGGTCAAGGTGAGACTGCAGGGCATCGACGCCCCTGAGCGCAAGCAACCGTTCGGGGAACGCGCCCGGCAAGCACTGGCCGAGCTGACATTTCAGAAAGAGGCAGAGTTGCGCTGCACCAAAACAGATCGGTACAAGCGACAAGTGTGCTCTGTCTGGGTTGCACCCGCATCAGCGCCTACCGGCCCGCGCACACTCGATGCAGGCTTGGCCATGATCACGCAAGGCATGGCCTGGTGGTATCGCGCATATGCTCGCGAACAATCACCACAGGAGCGCGGCCAATACGAGCTTGCAGAGCAAGAGGCCAAGGCTCGAAGGATTGGCCTATGGCGCGATCCTGAACCAATAGCACCGTGGGGATGGAGGCATGGCGAGCGTAGGATTGAGCACAACTAACCCGCCTGCAGAAGTTACGCACAAGAACCTCTATACTCGCGCATAATGAACAAAATTTTGTAGAAAACGAGCGAGCAAACAAAGTGTTTCATACTCTTCGCTTCTCAAACTTCTTCTCCTTCGCGGATGAAACCGAAGTTTCCTTCATTCTTGATGCTCGATCTAGCGACACGGAGAGTAGCTTTGCTTCTGTCGCAACTGACCGACGCTTGAGCAAACTGTTGGCAGTGGTGGGAGCTAACGGAGCTGGCAAAACCAATGTCATCAAAGCACTGGATTTCGTGGCCTGGTTTGTGACCAGGTCTTTCTTTATAGATCCTAGCAGTAACTTTTTAGTTAAGCCGCATGCATTTGAGCCAAATGACGCCACAAGCTTTGAACTGGAGTTTGAGGCATTTGGCAAGCTGTATCGCTATGCCCTAACCCTCAACAGGGAGCGCGTGCTGTTCGAGTCTTTACGTCTAAAGACCAGTCGAACGTTCAGCACCTTGTTTAGCCGTGAGTGGGATGAAGACACAGGTACCGATTTAATCGTAATGAGAGGCTTTGGACTCCCGCAAAAGCAAGCACAGAAAGTTAAGCCGCTGACTTCGTTAATCTCCTTGGCTGATCAGTATGGAGTAGATACAGCGCAGGCAATTGTCAAAGTACTTTCTCGACGGTACAGCAATGTAGGCCCGATCGGCCGGCATGCTTTTCAGGGCACTCCAGATGTACTTGGCGCAGCCGAATTCTTCAAGGAGAGTGAGGCTTACAGAATCAGGATGGTGGAGTTGCTCAATGCTTGGGACTTTGGCCTGAAGGATGTGCAGTTGGAAACGCTGCGTACCGTGGAAAAGGGCAAAGAAGAAGACCTGCTAGTCCCGTTCGGAATTCACAGTGACGGCGACAATGAAGTCAAGCTGCCAATGTTCGCCGAGTCCAGCGGCACTCAGGCAGCGTTTGTGCTACTGGCCGACGTTCTGCCTATCTTGGCAGAAGGCGGCACTGTGATTTTTGACGAGTTGGAGTCTGATTTACATCCTTTGATGCTAGAGCCGATCTTGAACCTGTTCATTAGTCCGAAAACCAATCCTCACAACGCGCAGCTGATTTTCACTTGCCATTCCGTCGAGATCATGAACCTGCTCAAGAAGGGCCAGATCATGCTGGTCGAAAAAAACGAACGCTGCCGGAGCGAGGCTTGGCGTCTTTCCGATATGGAAGGAGTCCGCGCCGACGACAATTTTTACGCCAAGTACATGGCCGGCGCATATGGCGCCGTACCTATCCTGTAAGGGGTGCCAATGGCGAAGCGCCCACTGCGTAAAACTAATCGCACCGTTTTGGTTGTGGTTGAAGGCGAAACGGAACACTCCTTTGTCAATCACATAAAAAATACCTACTACAACCGTGGCATGCGACTGTCCATTGCCATCAAAAATGCTCATGGGCATGGACCCCAAGGGGTTATCTCCAAATTGAAATCTGTGTCCTTGACAGCTAACTACGACCATCGTGTGGCTGTGCTGGATGCAGACATTCCGCTGACTGCACAGGAGCAAGCTTGGCTTAGAAAAGGAAAGGTCGAGACAATACTGTCCATACCCGCCGTTGAAGCTACCCTCCTAGCCATTCTCGGAAGAAATCCGCCAAATGCCACAGCGACATGCAAAGCTGAGTTGCAAAGACATGCGCCGGGTGACCAAACAGACATCCGCTATTACCAGAGACACTTCCCGCACGCGATACTTGAGCAGGCACGGCGAAGGATTCAACCTTTGGACGCAATAATCGTAGTGCTCAGCAAAGAATGAACTAACAACGCTAGAGTCCTGCAGCGCCAAAAACGCTAACTGGTGCCAACCTAAGCAGTTGCGCCGCCTCCCGGACTGTCCCCGCCAGCCACTGATCCACATCCTGCATCTCGATCGGGATCACGCTGCGCTTGTCCTGCCGGTCCGCCGGCAGCTTGGGGTCTGGTTTGTGCATGCGACTCATCAGGGGATGTGAGTCTGCATTGATGGTCAGCATGGTGTAGCTCTCTACCAGCTCTCCAGACGCTGGATCCTTCCAGCGATTCCACAGCCCGGCCAGCGCCCACGGCGCGCCATCGGCCCGGCAAAATCTCCACCACACGTTTTTTCCAGTCTCCCAGCATGGCTCATCAAAGGACCAGGCGGGAATGATGCAGCGCTGGCCGCGCGCCCAGGGAGTCTTGTAGCTGGCTTTGCTGGCCAGCTCCTCCGAGCGCGCATTGTTGGTGCTGTACTTCAGCGTTCGCTCTTTCGCAAACCAGGGGATCAGGCCCCACTTCCCCGCCACGCCCTCGATGCTGTAACCCGGGTCATCGACCGCGCGGCGCAGAAACGGGCCAGACGCGCGCGGAAAGATGTCGAGCCGCTCATCCTTCCACCAGCCCGGAGACTCCCGACCGATTCGGAAATGCCGCTCTATCTCAATCTCTGAGGGGGTGTTGTAGCGATTGCACATGAGTGCATGCTAACAAGTCGGGAAATATTTTTACTGTATAAATTTACAGTATGTGGTGCACTATCTATCAACTGTACTCAGACGACGTGAGGCTGCCGCCAGAGGTCGCAAAAGCCAATGGTGTCTATGGCTGGCTGTACATGCACTCAAAGACGCCAGTGACTGGCATGCCTCTCTGCAAGGCCTATCTGCTACCCGAGCCGGATGCACCCACTATTCAAGAACTGATCAAGCCGCTTATGCACTGCCACCTCATGCTGATCAATGGCGGCGGCTTCCGTCTGAGCGGGCAAGAGTGGAATGTCAACCATCGACACATCAGACAAAGCTGGTGGTGCGTGCCAGGGCCAGCACTTGGGCGCGCGCACGATGCACAACCCTAGTCACCCAACCCTGCTGCGCACTCCCGGGCGATATGGCTTTCCCAATGAGCGCATCCTGCCTGGCAGCGCCAGCGACTACATCACAGAAGAAGTGCACCCTGGGTGGTTCCTGGTGGTCACCCTTGAGGATGGGCTTGTGTATTTCGGGCCAGGCCCGGCTAGTGTTGCGCGTTCCACAGCACCGTTTTGAGAACTGCGCACAGGACTGAATTCGACCTGCATTCGCATGGCAGCGATGATGCGAGATGCAGAATTTAATTTGAAATTTTATTCTTGATGCACTGATGTTGGGATGTATTTGCCCAACCCGCCATATCTCATGCCATGCGCATAATCTATATCCTTCAACAAAGAAAATTGCTGCTCGAGTTCTTTCTTTAGATTTTGACCAACTTGACTGAGTGATATGGAATCGCCTTCCTTATGGAACCACTCCTTAATTAGTTCATCATACCTCTCTTTAACTCCGCGTACGTATGATTCATCTATTAGAGGTTTAGAACCAAAATTTGATCCCTCAATTCGTCGCCTAATTCCATTTAAGTTTGCTTTTGCCTCAACTAGATTTTTAAAATATTTTTGATTGTAATCAAATGCAGCGCCCTCGTCCTCAACGCCCTCAATTTGCATATATACAATTCGATCTATAAAATCAAAATACTTCTTTTTACTGCTATCACTTCCAATATTATTATTTATTTCCAAGAAAAACTGCAATGCATCCTTTGCCCTACCCTTTTCAGTCGATATAAGCCTATCGTATTTAGCCAGAAAAACAACCAATGATCTAACTTTGCTCTCTTTCTTATCATTTTCGGCTCTAGCAATCGGAAGATATGCAACACATACCGCAAAGGCTATAGCCCCAACAGAATATAATGCCTGAAACCATCCCGATAAATCCTTATTGCATTCTAGCCACGATTTCACCGATTGACTTATAAATGGCAAAACAGTCAAAAATACAATAACAATTACCAGTAAAATAAAAGAAAGGCCGTTCTTTTTTTAAGCATAATCAAGATTCAATAGTATTTAGAGAACAATCATCATAAATCCAAACTACTGCTAAAACTACTTTCCTTCTTGCGGTATGAGACCCGCAAATTCTTATCCGGACGCATGCGTTGCACGCAACGCGTAATGCAGCACATATAGTCAACCACTCCCTACTCAATTTTCACAATCAGAGCCCTATCGATCAGAGCCTGCGACTGCAAGAACTTTACTTCGACATCCCGCTGACGGACCATGCCTGCAAGTCCAGTAACCACTTCTGCGCCCTCTGCAGCAAGGGCTGCGAGTCGCTGATGTTGATCTGCGATACCTCGGCAGGCAGCGGCGTCACCGGCAAGCTGGGCATTGAGGGTGGCCGCGCCGCGGATGTCGTGCTGCAGGCCTGCAATACGGGCAGCATCAGCAGTGCGCCTAGCCTCCAGGCGGACCATTTCTTGCGTGTAGTCATGGGTGTTTTCCTGTTGGGCGGCACCGTGCGTCACCACGGCAACCGCTTTAGTTTCAGTATCTGCTTGCGATTGCTGGGCCTGTGCTGCAGCCTGTTTAGCCTGCGAAGTCTCAACCTTGGCCAGCCGCTGGGTCTGCACCGCCAGCAGAAGAGCAAGGGCCAGGGCCAACCAGGGCCAGATGCGAGACGCCCCGGTCATGGCTGTGACTCCATGCAGGCGTTGTGACGCGCCAGCTGACGAGTCCAGACGCCGCCGCAGACTTTGTTGCTTGGCGTACTGCAGTCAAAGCGCCAGCGCGTTGGCTTACCTGCCTTATCCCACTGATAGGCAACCCAGCCCGGGCCTTCACGGCGCCCACTGGTCATGAACTTGTAGCCTAGGTAGGCGCGGCAGGCACCCGGGTAGTCACCCGCCTTGGTCTTGGCCAGCATGCTGGAACTGCGCCAAGCTCCGCAGCCGTACTGCCCTGCGAAGTCCGCCGCCTTGTCGAACTCGGTTTGATTCACCAGCGTCTGGCCGAGGCTGTCACGGACACACTGCGCATAGGTGCGATCCAGCTGACCCAGGGCCAGCTCAACCGCCCGCTGACGCGTGATTGGCGGATCTGCCAGCGTGACGCGCCGGCCATCTTCATAGCGCGTGGAGCCGTGGCCAATGGTGGGCACATCGCCTTGCGTGGGAACGTAAGGGTGCAGCAGGACCTCGCCAGACTGGCTGATGCTCTTGGGACCATCCCCCTCAGATGCAATCCATGCTGTCCCAGCGGCCGCAGAAAGAGAAAGGGCCGCTGCTGCGACCCTTGTTTTATTGCTCATCATGTAGCCTCACCTTCTTCATTGAGCCAGCCCCCCTTACCGCGCTCCTCGCGCCACCACTTGCGCAGCAGATAGAGCGCCTGGATCACGATATAGACGCCAGTTGCGATGGCGACCCAATGATTTAGCGTCATGGTAGACGCGGCAGCCCCCGCCACGGCCGGCGCGGCCTTGGCTGTTTCGATCAATGCTTGAACCTTGCTTTCGTTGCTCATAGCCCTCCCAGGCACGATAAAAGGCCCGCCATGAGCGGGCTGGTGTTACACAGTCCAGTCGAACTCCAGGCACCAGTTGTGCAGAGGGAAGTCATCAAACTTCAGCGTCTCGCCCCGGCTGTCACGCAAGTTGCCGGCCCGGCCGACGTACGGCCCCTTGCCAACTGCTGCATTACCGTAAGACACCATTGCACCAACCGCAGGGGCTGCAGCACACTGCAAGCGCACCTGGCGGCCATTGATCACAGATACGCTGCTTACAGTTGTCCCTGAGACAGCGAATCCCATGTTCGTTTGCGCTGGCACTAAAGCCGTGTCGATGACTAAGCCTGCCTTATTGAACGTCAGCGTTACATAGTTTCCAGACACATCACACCCGATCGGCCAGAGCGGCTCCCAGACACCCCCATTAATTGCCACCGCCTTGACCGCTTCACCGTAATAGCCACCCAGGCGGCGCGACGAGATACTGTCAATGTGCTGTGAGTCGTAGTAGCTCAGCATGTACATGGGAGCGACAAGACTGATCAGTTGGCTTTGGCGAGCAGCAGCAAGCTGAGCAAGTGCGATCGGTCGATTCGCCGATGAAACCTGGTATGCAAGAAAAGGTACTTGCTTGCTCTGGCCCGTTGCTGCTCGGAGATCACTGTCTATGTCTGCGGCAATTTTCAGGATCGCCGGAAGATAGGCCGAAGCATCGCTGTCACTTTCGCCTTGACCAAAGATCACAGCCAGAACCCCTGCTGTGCCACCGCTGACTCCGGAAAGAGCCGTCGCTTGCGCGATGCATGCGTTGTATTGCGCCGTCCCTTTTGACATATCCGCTATCGGCGTACCTCCAACCGCATTGTTTGCAACAACGACCGTCGATTTGACGTCGGTAGGGGACAACTGGTTCTGACGGAGCAACGCGCGACGAATGGAAGCTGCCGCAGCGAGGCCGGGCCATTCGCCTCGAGGCGTCCAAGTCGTCCTTTGCGTATTTGCCACGGTCGCTGGCAGCAAGATCGTCGGGGCGGCTGGATATGCGGGGAACCCGACGCTGTCATATTCCTGGGTAACTGTGATGGGTTCTGTGCCGCTTGTCGGTGTCTGAGATCCTTCCATGAGGCTCTGCCCCAGTCCTATCAACAGCATGCTCTCCCACGGCAGGTTAACTGACCCCACCCTTCCGCCTTTCGGGGCCACATCGCTGATAACACGAAACCCAGCGCGGATGTTCGTGCTGTATGTCCACACCACCCCATCTGCAAAGTTACGCGTGAAGTATGCGGAGGTTCCCTGGGACGCCTCTGAACCGTACGCAATCACCGGACTAGATATAGAAAAATACTCTCCAGATCGCACTTGGGCCGCCAAAGTTATGCGGTTCTCTCCAGTCACCACCGCAACCCGCTCCACCGCACGCTGCACAAATCGGCTTTCGGAGATCCTCTCAAGTAGCGCCACCTTTACACTGCCGGCCGCACTCGCCAAGCATTCAAATATGACGCGCCCACCATTACTTGCTGGTGACGCAAGGATGAAGGACCCAGAACCACTCAAACTCCACGGCGCGGACGCGAACGGCGCAACATTGTTGATGCGCTGCTCTCTCGTCTCCGTGAGAGTTTGCGAGATGACGTGGTTAATATCGCGCTCAAGAGTTGGCGTGAGTTGATCGTGCCCAGTGAAATGCGTGACGTCAAAGCGCACCATCATTCGCGAGCTGGTGTTTACCACTGGCTGAGTAAAAGAAGGCCCCACTGTTCCCGAGCGGATCCCATAGCCGTCAGGAATTGCGCTGACGTATGTCAACGACCCTCCCACACCTCGAACCGCAATGTACTCACCTGCATTGACAGACAGAGACAAAGGGAGCGCATGATATCCAGCAGCAGGGACATTGAGCATCTCTTGTCGCTGCAGCGTGAACGTGTCACCGCTCTTGCTGTACACGTAAACATCCACGACCCCAGCGGCCGCGCTGTTGATATGCATCTTGGAGATGCGCCCCGCAATCTGAGGCCAATCCAACAGGATCAGCCCCGCGGCATTCGCAGTACCTGCCGGGATCGGCAATACATCGCTGTACCCCGCCCCATATTGCTCAACCGAAAGAGAGTCCGAACTGCGCTGGGCCAGCGACGCTGAGGGTGCTTCAAACAGTGGCTCGCTAGTCGCTGCGCTCAGCCGGCGATATACGCGCGCAGCAATGTCGCCACCGACCACAACTTTGAAAGTGTCTCCATCAGCCACGGCTGCGCGACCCTCCGCCTCGGTGGCGTAGTAGTCGTTCTGGATCAACTGTCCATCCTTGGCCGCCTGAGCCAACTCAGCCAGGATCTGATTGGCGACATCGACTGTTTCTTGGTTTGTTGCGTCGCTCATTGGCGGGCCCCTTCATTGATTTGCTTGGCCAGTTGCGCCTGGGTCTTCAGCACGGCAAAAAACGTCGCGTTGTCCATGCGACCTCCTTCTGGACATGAAAAAACCGCCTCTAGGGCGGTTGGGTTGGGTTGATGCGGTCTAGGGTGCCGGCGTCGGGGCTGGCGGTGGTGGCGGAGGCGGCGCCACGTAGTCAACGGGCAATCCGGTGATCTGGCTGATCCAGTCCGTGCCATCGCTTACGCAGACGGCAGGCCTGTCTTCCAGGTCCAGCGGAACCAGGATGGCCTTGCGCCGGTTGTCGCCGCCAGCGGGCGGCAGGTTGTCGATCGCGTATGCAGGAAGCCCGACAACGCCCGTAAAAACCGGGTTTTCCTTATTGGCGTAGCCAGAAACGGCATTGCTCACATCGTCGCCAGTGGCAAACGCTGTCTCCGTGACCGTGACGGCGCCGGCCAGCCACTGCCCGGACTGCTGCCCGGTGCTGGCCCGCCAGTCCACCTGCACGACGTAGACGCCCTTCTGCAGCACCGTGATGACTTGGCCCGTGGTATTGCCGGGAGCGCTGGGCATACTGACCCAGGCGCTGCTGTCGGCCGTGCGCACCTGAATCAGCAAGGCGCCACCGTTGGTCACGCGCAGGTCAATGCTGGGATCGACATGCACCCCAATGCGGCCTGGCGCCGGGTTGGTGAGCACAAGCCCTGTGGGCGGGTTGACCTTGTAGGTTGGGTCGGGCTGCACGCCTGGTGCCGGCGGCTGCGTGTTGCTGACACCCGGGTAAAAGCGCGGTTCGTCCTGCTCCAGAGAGAGCTCCACGGCAGCGGAGCCATGGTCATAGGACCGTTTGATCACCCGGAAAGTCGCATTGCTCAATGCCAGCAGTGCGTTGTTGACAATCACCCGATCCCCAACCCGCGCACGCAAGCACGCCAGTGTGCCGCGCCAAACAATCTTCTTGGCCCGGCTCTTTTCCATACTGATGCTGCCCAGCGTTCTGGCACGCCAGCCCTGGTCCGTGAACGGCAAACGGATCTGTCCCCAGACCTCCCCGCCGTCATCTTCTACGTACTGGGCGTTCTGCAGTGGCTCGAAGTCCACCGCCTGATTGAACTGAGCCGGGTCAATGAACTGGCCTTTGACTCCGTTCCAGGCCTCGGACCGACTTGGCGCGGGAACCATGTTGATGGAGCCTGCAGCCTGGTCATCACCTAGCACCAACACGGGCGACACATAGACGCCGGCGTGGACACCCCAGGTTCCGCCCGGGATGGCATAGCCGGCCATGGCGCCACACAGATCTTCGAGCACGTTGTCCGGGTCCGTCCCAGACTGCCAGGCACCATTGCAGGTGTATCGCTTGGCCGTGCTCGTGCCACCAGGGATGGCGACCAGCTCATCGCACGCATTGGCCGCAGCCACCACGCCCTCCACCTGCTCGGGGAACACGCCCTTGCCATAATCCCCGGCGCGCAGAAAGTCATAGATGCAAAGGGCTGGGTTATCGCTCCAGGCTGTGGCGCCGCTGCGCGGGTCCAAGACCTTCTTGCCACGGATGCGCGCAGTGAATTGAGGCAGGCCGCTCTGCAGTTCCTGATTATTCAGATCCAGCGTGATGACGCTGTAGCAGATGCCGCGCAGCCGGTCCGTTGCCGTCCAGGCGCCAGGCAGGCCGGCAGAGTCGGCAATGAGCTGGCCATCCGCACCCTGATCAGCCATCCCCAGGTGATGGCGAGCACGCACATAGCTGGTGGTGGTCTCGCGGCTGTACTGGATGCTGACGGACTGGCCAGCCCACATATCCATGGCGTCGGGATTGAGCTGCACCACCAGGCCGGTCTGGGTGTACTGCGATTCCCAAAGCTGCATCGCCTCGTCGCTGCTGCCCTTGGAAATCGACACCAGGCGCTGGGTATCCGCAGGCAGGTTCAGCGCGCCAGAGAGGCTGAATGCGCCAGTAGCGCCTACCGTGCTGGTGCTGGTGCTCGCCCACTTAGATGCCGTGGCATTGCCACTCCCATCCAGCTGCAACGACTCGCCAGCGATCAACACATCCTCGACGGCATCGCATTCATGCCCGGCCCAGGCGATCACCAGATCCTTGATTTGATCCTTGTCGCCGCGGGTGAACATGGCCACAACGGAGCCGCCCACCGTGGCGCGGCCGTAGATATGGCGCACTTCAGGCGATGCCTCGGCCACCGTAGTGTTGCGGTCGGTCAGACTGGCGTTGTAGGCGTCGCGCTGCCGGCGTGCCTCGCGCTTGGCCTTCTGGCGTTGGTAAAGGCCAGACCCAAGCATGACCCCCACACCAATCCACATTGCGGTCGATGCGGCAATCAGGCCCGCAGTCACCGCCACATTGGCGCCGATCACAGCCACAGCAGCGATGGCCGGCGGCATGGCATTGGCCTGGGTACACAGGCCGGCCAAGGTCAGCGCCGCAGCGATTTGCTTCAGCCTACGCGCCATGCCTGCACTCCGTTTTCCAACCCAAAAACAAAAGGCCCGAATCGCTCGGGCCCGCCAGTTGATTGCCAAGGCATAGCGCCAAGGCATCAGTTCCATCTCTTCGGTGCAGCACCAAATCGCCGCGCTGCGCGAACAGCGGTCCAATCGGGTCCAGCCCAAGGACATCAACGGCAGCCGCCAGCCCTCCCAGCTGGGCGATGACCCGAACAGCTTCGCCACGGCTGGCCCACTGCCCGCGCAGACTACCGGCCGGATCCACCCCGGTCATGGCCGCAATGCCATCGGCAGCAAACAGCACGCAGTCGTTGGAGCCCCACGCGAATGGAGCGGCAAGGCGCTGCCCGACCAGATCGGACAAACGCTGCTCCCAGTCAGGCAAGCGCCTCATACCTGCTGAAACTTCTTGGTCAACCATGTTTGTGGCCCTCCTGCCAACTCCGCCATGCGGCTGAGCCCGGTATCACCGGGGTATCTCTTGCTTTGCTGTTGATTGGTCAGCCGCTGGCTCATGGCATTGCGGCTGTCCTTGCCGGGCTGCTCGCAACGCATGGTCAGCGCGCCCTTGTCCTCGCCGCCGTCACCCGTGCTCATCTGCACCTGGTCCATCACCCCGACATACAGCAACTGCGGGTCGTCAACCAGCCGGAGCTCGTCATCCATGATTGCCATGTACAACCGGAACAATCGACCGCGATACGTTTTCTCGCTTCCAACGGCCAGAGTCAGGATGGAAGAATCAGGCAATGCCAGAGACACATCGATGGCGGGATACTCGATGTTCTCGGCCTGCTGCACGCCGCTGATGCCCATCACCCCGGGAAGGTACGCCCAGTCATGGTCCAGGGCCTGCAGACTTCCCTCCCATGTACTCAGGCGCATGGCGCCCGTGGTGAACTGCATTTCTGCCAGCAGCGCCACAGCCGTTGCCGGCCGCTGCGCCTGCAGCAGTTGGTTAGGAGTAAGCATTCAGATCTTCCTCAAAGGTAAGCGTCACCCCCTTGACGGCCATGCCTTCCTGGCGAATCTTGGGGCTGACCTTGAGCTTGAACAGGCCTGTGACATTGCGCACCACCACCGGCGCGCCATCGGCAGGACTGCGGCGGATGGGTGGCTCAATCCAGAGCTGAGCCTTGCCGGCTGCGTCTGGCGTTACCGCTTCCAGCAGCATGTGCATGCCATCGCCGTAGCTGATCCAATGCCCAGCACGCAGAGTCAGGCCCGGCGGCCAGTTGCGTGTAGCCAGGGTGGCTCCTGTTTGGCCTGCACCATCGACCTGCACGCCGTACTCATCCCAGACGCTGACCGAATCCGCAGGTACATAGGCCGGTGGCAGGGCGCCCGCCTGCATGGCAAGGATGGGGCGGCGCATCTTGAGATGAATCAACCCATGGGCCGGAAGCAATGCATAGGCCTGGGCCAACACATCACCAGCCTTGCCACCAAAGGTCAGCCAGCACCGCCAGCGCCCGCCTGCTGCTGTCGCCCCGCAGGCATTGACTGGCCCATACTGGCTCACCACTGCGCCGGTCATGGCGTCGAATACCACCCCCAAGGGCTCCGCAACGCCCGCACCTGCAACCGACAGGGCCACATGCGCCGACACCGTGGCCGAAGCCTCCAGCACTGCCACATACGGAACACCAGCCCGTAAAGCAGCCGTGGCGTTCTGAAAATAGTCCGTGGTCTGCCGAACCTCCACCTCTTCGCCAGCAATGGCCACCGGCGCCGGCCCGATGCGGCCCCAGCGTGTCCACTGGCTGGACCATGGGAGCATCTGCACCTCCTTGGCGCCACCGCCCGGCACCACACTCACACGGCCGGTGCGGCGCATATCGCCGATGCGCAGCAGATTGAGACCACCGCGCAGCTGGCGCAATGCAGCCTCAATCTGGGGCAGCATCGACGCCGGCGCATCCGTCAGGTCCATTGAAAAGGCCCACCGAGGTGGGCCAATCAATTTGTCGTAAGACGCGCCGCTGAATGCGCTCACCGAGCCCGTCATGGGCTGCAATAGCTCCCACTCCTGAGAGCCAGGCCGCATTCTCAGCTGCTTTGGCCAGTCAATGATGCGTTGAGTCATACCATGTTCCGAGACATTTTGTAGAGCAGCTCCTGCTGTGCCTGATCGCTGGCCGTCTTCATTCCTTTGAAGACTAAAGCCTCCACCTCGGCCCGATCTGTGCGGCTGTCGATGTAGATCCTGGGCTGAAAGACCATCTGGACATTTGGCTTGCCCCCACCCGCTGCTGCATTGATTGCACGAACACCAAGATTCCCATCCGCCGACCGTGTCAGCGGCATGACGGCCTCAGGCCCAGCTTCGCCAAACACGCCAGCACCCTTCGCGAATGCAAAGAGCTGCGGCGTATCGTGGATCTGGTTGCGGTATGCGCTCAGGCTGAAGCTGTCGTAGACACCCCCCTTCGCATTTGGAACTGCTCCAAAGGCGGCGGCCAAGCCCGCGCTGCTGTAGTCGCCCCAGCCTGCGTTACCAACCTTGGCACCGCCAATCCCAATCGCGCCCAGCAGATTCCCGAACAAGCCAGACATTTGCGCGCGAATCTGTATGCGCAAAAGGTCTGCAATGATCGAATTGGCCAGATTCTTGAAGTCCAGTTTCCCGGTCATCGCGAAGCTGACCAGAGCATCCTCCATGCCCTTGAAGGCATTGGTGAAAGCATCCGCCGTCTGCTGCGCCACATTCGAAGCCTGGTCTGCATAGTTCTGCATTGCAAAGCCTGCGCCGAGCTCCCACCGGGTCTGCAGCTGGTCCAGCTCTGCATAGGTAGCCTCAGCGATGCGGATGCGCTCCTCCTTTTCCGCTTTCAGGTCAGCCAAGCGCTGGTCAATCTGTGCCTGCTGCTCCTTGGAGAGGTTCGCCGTATACATGCGCCGGTCGCGCAAGTTGCGTTCTTCGGCAAGGTAGCTGTCCTTGATGTCCCATATGCTCTCAGCACGCTGGCGATCTTTGGAGCCCATCCAAGCCGAGCTGATGGTGCGCTGCTGCTGCTCCCGCATCTGCTCCATGGCACGCTTGTGCGACTCGGCCAATGCCTCCATTGCCATGCGCTGGCGATCAGTGGCCAGGGTTTCCTCATGGGTCAGAGCCTTGAGCTTTTCTCCAGTCTCCAGCCGCTTGGCAGCCAACTTGGACTCTGTATCCGCAATCTGCTTCTTGACGGCCAGGGCATCGCTGCCCTTGACCTTCTCTTGCTGCAGACGGGAAATCTGCTCCTGCAGGGCGGTTTCCTCAACCTTGTTGGATTCTTCGATCAGGGAGCGCTTTTGGCTGTAGTAGCCCTGGTCATCGATCAGGCCGGACTGGCGCAGGCGCTCCAGATCCTTCTGCTTGCCATCGATGATGCGCACTTCCTCGCGAGCGGCATTCTGGATCTCTGACAGGTCAAGCCGGCGGGATGCAGGCGCTGTGTTACCTCCTTTGCCGCCGCCCTTCTCCTTGAACTGCTCCTCAATACTGGCCTTGGTCTTGGCAATGAGCCCTGGATCAAGCAGCGCGTTATTAGGGTCAGCTGCTTTGATTTTTGCAAGATCGTTGTCATAGGCCTTGAGCGCCTTATCCTTTTGCTCCTGCTTTGTGAGGGCGCGCTCATTGGCTTGACTGACAGCCTGCACGGCTTTGTTGCCTGCCTGCTGAACCTTCTGAGACTCCCCCTCGACCATGGCTTTCGTCGTAGCCTCATTAACCTCCCCCTGCAGCTCGATCATGCGCGCTTGGGCTGCGCTGAGTAGTGCCTCGCTGTTGTTTCGGCCACTGCCGTAGCGCGCGACATAGTCATCATGCTTTTCCTGCAAAGTCGCCACGACTTGCATTTGCCGCTGCAGTTGCTCTTCGACAGTCGTCCCACGACCGATACCGGCCATGGCATCCCAGGCAGCTTTTGCGCCCTTGGCCAAACCTTTCCAGGCCTGCTCCAGCAAACCCACATGCTCCTGCAGCTGGGTCGTGCGACCGATGATGGAGTCCGCATAGGCTTCCTGAGCGACCTTGGCCGCCTCGGCTTCACGCCCCTGCTCTTGAAGGGCCTTGATCTGGCTGAAGACCTCGGCAGTGAGATAGCGGTGCTGCTCCGTCAGCTTCAAGGACGCCTCGACGGGAGACTTGCCCAACTCCTCGAAGTCTTTGACCGTGTTTTTGATAGGCACACCCGCCTGGTCAAAGCGCAAAGCCGCCTCGGCAGCCTTGGAAATGGTCTCGGTCGCCACATTGCCGGTCGCAGCAATCTGCGTCAGCGCCTCAGCCGCGCCGGACTGGGTGAGTCCCTTCTTGGAGCCAAGGCTTTCGGCCATGAGGGCCAGTTGCCCTGCCGTCGTGCCGGCAGCATTGCCCGACAAAATCAGCGCTTTGGAGTATTCACGGGCCTCCTGGCTTCCCTGGTAGAACGCAACAGCAAGCAGGCCCGCAGCACTTCCAAGGACTGTCAGCGGGTTGACCAGGCCAAGGATGTACCCGCCCAAGCCCTTGATCATTTCAGCAGCAGACCCAAACGTGGTGAGCAGCTGAGACCCCTGCTGTAATGCCACGGTCATGGCATTCTGACCGCCTTGCAGGGACACGATAACGTCCTGCAACTGCGCTGGCACGCCTCGCATCGCCGCGTTGCGCTGGCCCTCGCTGATACCGCCGGATTGCCGCAGAGCCTTCTGCGCGGCCTCGGCCTGGCGCAATTGGTCGATGTAGGGCTTGAGCACATCGCCAGAGATACCACGCTGCTTGGCCAACATGTCGTAGTAGTCAGAACCAGCTTTGCCCCCAGACTGCAAAGCGACGGTCGCTCGCTGGATGCTGCCGACCATGTTCTTTTCAGCCCGAGACATGGCCGCTGCAGACTGCTGGGATTGGGTCTCCAGGGGCTTAAGGCCCTGAGCGGCCTTTTGGCCCGCCGCCTCAATGCCTGCAGCCATTTCCTTGGCCGCGGCCACGGCATCAACACCACCTTCGCGCACGCCAGTGGCGTCCAGCGAGGCTTCAATCTGGACTTTGCGGCGGTCGGTATCGCTCATTTTTCAGCCTCGGCATAGATTTCTTGAAGTGCGGCACCCTCCATGATCCGAACCTCGGCGCGCAGCCGGTCGTGGTCTTCATGGGGGATTTCGCGCGCGCGCAGTTCGTCGGACAGAACGCCATAGTCCAGCCCGACCACCCCGCCGGCGCCGACGCGCCACTGCGTCTGCAGAGCCTCGAACAGGCTCCAGGCGATCCAGTTCTCAGGCCATACCTCGACCTTGAACATGTCGGCGTACTGGCTTACAGGCAGCCCCCAGCCCTTGAGGTACTGGGCATCTGGGAGCTGCGTGTACCGTGCGCGCACTGCCGCGATCAGTTTCCCAGGCGGCCCTCGATGCAGATCTGCCGATAGGCATCCATCACCGCTTGCACGGCTGCAGGAATCTCACGCGCCAATTGGATGCAGTTGTCCAGGTTCAAGGGAATGTCAAGCCCCCAGTCCTCCAGACAGCTCAAAACATACTGGCCGTTAATTTGCACTGCTCCGCGCTGCAATTGCTTGGAGGCATTGGCAGCAGTCCCATCAAAGTGCGGGACCTGGACCCCGTGGAGACTGTCCAGGAACTCACCAAACTCCACGCGGTCGCGGTAACGGAATGTCACGGGGAGCAGCCCCTCCGTCCCATCCAGCATAGGAATCTTGAGCGAGTGAACGATGCCCTTGGGCCGCTGACCCAGCACGATCTGGCGTGCAATCTGCTCGGTCATAGTCAAGCAGCCTTAGGCAGGTTAGTCGGATCACCACGCAGCAGCACCGTGGACTTGGTGGTCATCTCGGCTCCCTTTTCGGTGCTGGGCACGTCGTCATAGGTCAACTCGCCCACGTAGTAGCTGGCGGAGCCGTCCTTGAAGTCCAGACGGTGCACAGACTCCATGCCGTCCGAAGCCTTCAGCGCAGCGCGGGCCGCGCCATCCTGTTTCCAGCTGTTGGTGTATTCCAGGCGGCGCGCATTGCGACCCGTACTGAACTCCTGATCTGTAGGGACGTCCAGGTACGAGCTGCTGCCCGTCTTGATGTCGCCGCCGGTCAGACCAAAAGTCGGCACATACGGCAGGCGCTGCCATTCGTTGGCAACCAGCGGAATCAGCGCTACGGATCCACCAGGGGGAAATTTCTCGAGGTCAAGCGTGTCGACGCCCTCCAGAGTGACGTTATCGGCCGTCACAGCCTTGGCGCGAGCCACACGGCCTTCCAGCTCGGGGTAGTCATCGCTGGTGATGACCACCACAGCGTTGACCGCCAAGGTGTTGGCCACAGTCACCACCGCATGTGCGGCATTGGACATTTCGCCGGCGGCCAAGGCCGTCAGCGCTGCGGTGTACAGATAGAGTTTTGCCCCGTCGGGCAGAGGAACTTTGCGCATGGTTGTGCCCCTTTCAGGCAAAGAAAAACCCGCCAGGATTGCCCTTGGCGGGTTGCAAGCCCTTTCGGGCAAAAGAAAAGCCACCCGGAGGTGGCTTTTCTTATTTAGGAACTACGCGAGTTTCGTATCCAATACTTTTGAGGCACTTGGTTGTTTCGTCATTAATCCAAACCTCAACAAACATATTACCTGCAAGACCATTTGCCATTGCGGACTGCATTCCCATCTGCCGACACGTCATTCGATCACGCTGGAATTGCTCCTGAGTCGCTCCCGGCTTTTCGAACATGATTTGATTTGTGGCGCAGCCTGTTAGGGCAATAGCGACAACAGCTAACAATGCTTTCAAGAGTTTCATTTTAATTGATTAGTAACAAAACGATTCAATTATAAGTATTGTGATAGTTCACCTCAAAATCCCGATCGGCCACAAAGAGGTTCATATCGTGATCGAAGTCATCGCGGAAGTTTCCGACCGGGCGAATGGTCAGGTCTGGATGCTGACGAAGCGCGCTCACCAGCAGAGGCATCAGCCGCTTCGGCTCAAGGACGTCTTGGCTGAAGATGCGAATCTGCACATCGGCGCCATCAAGCTGGGAATCTTCGTTGTCCAGGTATTCGCTGGTATCGCCGCCGATGCGCTGCCAGATCACGTAAGGCGTTTGCGCATTGGCCGGAGCCACGGTGCCGAAGCAGTTCGGAATCACGGCCGCAATGGCTGCATGCAGAGCTTCATCCATCACTTCACCTTTTCCAAAGCCTGCCAAAGCACATCAGCCGAGGCAAGCACCGCAGCGCCAGCGGCGCGCTGAGCCCCTCGCATAAAAGCCTTTCCCGGCACATAGATTGGCCCGTCTGGGCGCAGTACGTAATACGCATCCTTCTCTGCCTGACTGGCGCGCCGTCGAGGCTTTTTCTGCCCTTGCTTCTCAGGCCTCACTGCATTGCGCGGCCCCTTCTTCGTGTTCACCACCACATAGCGCTGCCAGTGGCCATATTCCACCAACCCGCCATGCGGGGCCTTGGTGTGGTTCCAGCTGACGTGATAGGTGGCAAGGCCAATCCCGCTGTTGTCTTTCGAGTAGACCTGATAGATGGCTTCAGCCAGCTTTCCAGATACCCGCTTGATGCGAGAGACATTGTCCTTTGCGGTGTCATAGAACACCTGTGCAGCCGCTTGCGCTGCAGGGCGTGCAGCCTCTTCTGCAGCATCCCCCAAGTCATCAAACAGGGATTCCAGCCCCGAAAGATCAACGGGGGCAACTATCGAGTTCTCGCCCCTAGCCATTGGTCACCTCGCAGACCAGATCTACAAATTCGCGGTGCTGGTGATCGGGCATGACGGCCTTGATGTCGTATTCGACACCATCACACAAAGCTCGCATCTCGGCAGTGATGCCCGAGCGCTTGCGGATGCGGATACTGGCCTGCGCCTTGCTGGCGACCTGTCCTGATCGGATCGACTCGCTCCCAGACGCAAAGCGGATGTTGGCCCAGATGGGCCCAGGCAGCGCATCCTCCCAGGTGGTGGACGGCTGACCCAAGCCACCACCGGGCAAACGGCGCTGGATGCGGATGCGGTCTCGAAGCGTGCCGGCTTTCATCCATATGCCCTCAGTGGATCGAGAAGCAACTGGGCCACGGGCGGCGGCTCCAGCGTCTCGCGGTTTTCGTAGAGCGCACCCAAAGTGAGAAGCACCCCAGAGGTGAACAGGTCATCCAGAACGCGTCCGCGGCGCGTGCGCTTTGCCTCGCCCTGGGCATCGTCATAGTTTTCCTGAGCGGCGGCAATGGCCGCATGCCGCTCGAGCGCGTTCGGCAAGCCCATGGCCTGCTCCAGCGCGTCCTCGTAGGCGCTTGTTGCCGCCGATAACGCATCCGGCACCGCCGCCACCGCTGCAGCCAATGCCTGAGCATCGGCATACACGTTGCGACGGATCCAGGCCATAGCCAGGCGCTCGGCCGCCATGAGCTGCCCTGTGATCAGGGCATCCTCATCATCCCCATCAACGCGCAGGTGCTGCTTGGCACGCTCGATGGCAATCAGGCTCATTGCTGCTCGCTACCTTGAGCGTCCAGCAGTGCAGCGAGCTCGTCCTTTTTGGCGCCCTCGGGGATTTCGATGCCAAGGGCAACTAGCGCCGCCTTGAGTTCATCGACCTTCAGGCCCGCCGAAGGCTTGCCCTGCGGCGCGCTTCCGTCGTCTTCTGCGGCCCACCCCTCTTCCACGGACACGCGGATCAGGTCCTCGTCTTTCGTCTCGATGATGCTGCCGGCCTCGAAACGCTCGACCCGCACACCACGGTGCGCCCAGTCGAACGCCTTGATCACTTTCAGTTGCATGATGCTCTCCAATGAAAAGAGCCCCGTGCGGGGCTCTTGTTGCCATTCACAGAATCAGGCCGAGATCTTCAGCAGCTTGATAGCCTGGGTGTTGCGCAGCTTGCCGCCCACGCGCTTGCGCACGTAGAACTTGACGAAGCCGGGGGTGGTGATCTCGTCGCGGGTGATGCGCATGCCCACTCGGTCGGCGATCAGGTAGCCCTCCTTGAAGTCGCCGAAGGCCAGGGGGAAAGCGTTGGCGGCGACGCCCGGCATGTCCTCCGCTTCGGTAATGCCGTAGCCCAGGAAAGTCGCAGGCTGGCCCGCCTGCAGGGATGGCTGCCAGAGGTACTGACCCTGGGCGTCCTTGTACTTGCGCAGCACTGCCTGCACCAGGCGGTTTGTCACCCACTTGGCATTCGTGCGGTAGCGGGCGCGCAGCGCATAGACCAAATCCAGGAACACGTCGGGGCTCGTGGGCATCGCGGCGGCCTGACCGGAGGCAATGAACTGCAGCGTGCCGAAGGCGCGGGCTGCGTCTGCCGTGACCACTGGGGTGGGCCCCGCCAGGAAGCCAGTGGGTTTCTTGGTGCCGTTGCCCAGCACGAAGGCTGCACCCTCGCCCTGGGCGATGGCTTCAGAAGCACTGGAGATCAGCCAGTCTTCGACGTTGAAGAACATGTCGTCCAGCGACTCCTCCGATGCCTGAGGCTTGGCCGAGGCCATGCCAAAGGTGGGAGTCACCTCGGCCAGGTTAGGGGTGTCGGTCTGGTTGCGGGTATCGGTCTCGCCCACCCACTCGAAGCCCGCACCTCCCACGTCGAACAGCTCCTTGTAGTCGGTGCTGCCCACAGTGCGGACGGTGGCAAGTTGGCGGATAGGGCTGATTTCCAGGCCCAGGCGTGCGATTTGGCGCTCGATGATCTCGGGCACCGCGAAGCCACCAGCCGAGCCGGTGGTAGTGGTCGTTTGCGTGGCTCGGGTTTCCCAGCCGTCGTCATCATTGCCCTCGACGCGCAGCGACTTTTTCAGCTCGCGGGCACGCTGCTGCAGGGCGGTGCGGCGCTCCGGGTCGCCGGGGTTGCGCATCCAGCCCATGAAGGCATTGCGGTATTCGGCTGCTTCCTTGCTCTCGCCTTCCTGGCGGGCCGGGTCCATAGCGCCGGGGCGGGACAGCTTGGTCTCCATTTTCTCAAGCTTGGACTTGACCTCGCCCAGGGCCTCGATGTGGCCATCGATCTGCGAGAGCTTGGCGTCCAGTTCGGCCGTCCCTTTGCCGGTCTTGATGGCTTCGATGCGGGCATCGTTGGCCTTCTTGTATTCCTCGAAGGCCGTGGCGATCTTGTCCAGAGCGTCAGAGACGGTCTTGATGGTGGGATCGTCATGGCGTTCGTACACGCCCAGGGCGCCGGCCTTGGCCTGAAAGGCCGCCATGTGGATGGCCATCAGGGCCAGAACAGTTTTCTTCATGATGTGCTTTCTTCAGGATTGGAGGGAAGCGAGCAGCCGGTCGGCCGAACGCATTGCCGCAGCGGTCGAATCGGCGGACTCTCTCCGCGCTTCTCCCATCCGCATGACGCGCGACACAAAGGCCGTCGCATCAGATTTGCTGAAACCTGCATCACGCAGGAGCCGCTCAGCATCTTTCGGGGCAGCCAGGTCATCGGCCGCCTTCACATTCGTCACCCGCGCCTTGCCGTTGGCAGGGAATGTCACCAGCGACACCTCCCACAAGTCGACCTCGGTCAGGGTGCGAACGTCGGTATCTCGGTCATAGGCCCACTGCTTGGATACGAACCCGATGGAAAGCCCATTGAGCGCGCCCATCTTGAGCAGTGCATGAGCTTCTTTCCCCAAGGTGGTTTCCAGCGCCAGCTGACCCTTGATGCGCAGACCCTTGCTGTCTTCGACCATCTCGGTCCAGATACCGATTGGCTTGGCGCCGTCGTGCTGCCAGAGCATGGCCGGCATGGTGCCCGCCGCTTTGTGCGCCTTCAGGCTGTCGACAAAGGCACCCACTGCGATCACATCGTCGTAGGAGTCGCGCTCCCCGAAGACAGAGCCGTAGCCTTCGACAGAACCGTCGTCGCCCGTGGCCTTGATCTGTAGCGCATAAGAGCGCACCTCCCGGCCGCCTGGCCCTTCCTTGCGCTCAAGGCGTTGGTTTGTCTTGTTCTTCATCGTCGCTCCCTTGCTTGCCGGTACTCATGTTGAGCGGCGTCAGCGGTTCATCGAGGCCCGGCAGGGGGTCCTTGCCATCCTCGTCGCGGATCTCGTTGCGTGTCCAGATTCCGGTCTCGGCCATGGTCCGAGCCCACAGTGCGCGGTCTTTCAAGGAGCCGGCCACCATGTAACGGGTGTCGAAATCAACAAACAGCGGGCCGGAGCCATCGAGCAGCGTTTCGTCCAGACGGTCGCGCCAGGCCTTGTGCCATGGCGCCAGCGTGTGGATTCGATGCGCCGCAAAAAAGGCCTCGGAGCTGGCGAACGTGCTGGTCTTGTCGGAGTGCCCGACCATGATGGGGAACACCCCGTAGCCCCGGCAAATCTCCTCAACCTGCAGGCGCCGCGTTTCGACGTGCTGGGCGTCAACGCCACTCACCGAGGTACTCAGCCATTTGGCGTCGCGGTCCAGCACCAGAGGAGTGCCGGCATTCTCGGCCCCCCCCTGGTCCTTCACCCACTTGCTGAGCCGCGTGTGCTGCTCTTCGGTCAGGCTTCCGGTCACGGTGTAGGTGCCACTGGGACGTAATCCGTTGGCATGCATGGACGATTGACTGCGCTCGGTGGCAATGGCCAGACCGATGGCAGAGCGCGCCAGCGTCACGGCGTTGATGCTCTTTGCCCAGTCCCACTGCAGGCCGTTGAGCACGAAGACTTCGTCCGCCGAAAAGTCGCCGATCATCCCGAACTCATCCCAGCAGCGATAGCGCAGCTCGTAACGGCTGACCTTGCGCACGTCCCATTGCCCCGGCTGCACGGGAATCAGCTCCCGCACGCGCCCGTTGTCGCCCCGCACCTTGATGGACAGCCCGGCGCCGGTCAGGGCTGCATGCACCGTCATCATCCGGCGCCACTCGAAAGAGGTCTGCCACTCATTGGGACGGCGCGTCAGGAGCCGGTACTCAGGGATGTTGAGCGCCTTCTCGCTGGTGCCGTCCTTCTTTTCGCGATAGACGTGCAGATCCGGCGTGGCGCAGCCGTCAGCCAGCACCTTGACGCAAGCTAGCACGGTAGAGACCTGCAGGGCGGTCTTTTCTGTCACGGTCACGCCCGCCACGCGGCTCGCACCCGCGCCGTCAATCAGGTTGGCGATCTGGTCATAGGTCAGTTCTTTGGCCCGGCGCTCCAGACCCTTACCGAAGAAAGACATTTACTGACCTCCCCGGATCAAAAGCACGCCGCCAGAGATCGAAAGCAATCCGCCAACGATGAACCCAGAGGGTGGATAGATCATCCAGGCGCCCCAGGAAATGGCCGCTGCGCCGCCGACAAGCAGCGAATCCGGGGCAATGCGCACCAATGCCGCGCGCACCGCAGCAGCGCCGCGCTGCAGCGTTTCAAGGTATTGGTTCATCACTTGTCCCAGAAAGAGCGGCCGCCGGCCGCTTGTGGATTGGTAGCCATCAAGGTGACGGCATTAAGAGAAGCCATGAGCGGATCGATCTTTGCCGTACCGCTGGCCTGCTTGGTGATCAAAGAGGCATTACCTGCCGGAACGACCTTGGCATTACCGACGCACCATGTCATGAGTGGCTGTCCGGCATGGACCAGGCTTCCGTCCTGCAGGCCGCGCTCTGCGACAGCCATGGCGCCGGTGAGCCTCCATCCCTGTGAAATGCCAATGATCAAGTCCTCGGGAATGCCTGCATCCACAAGCGCTTGGAAAACCACCTTGTGCGTGCGCTCCGGGTCCAGGCCGATCCTGGCCAGCAGCCCGGAGTCAAAGACCAGCTTGCACAGCTCAGCAAGTTCATCCAGATCCTGATTGGGCCGATCCACGACGACCAGATCGCCGTCTTTCTCGAAATCCCGATATTTCGCCTCTTCAGACTTTCGGCGCTCGATCCCTATGGGGTGAATCCAAGCCCGGTTCCACAGAACGCAGTTCTGCGTTCCCTGCAACCTTCCCTCCACCGCAAACCCCAGCAAGTCGTCCAGGCCACCGCCGTCGATGCCCACCGTGACCACCTCGCACTCGGTCAGGATGAAGTCCAGAGTTACCCGGTTGTCGCCGCGCTTCTCCCAGAAGTCGGCGCCGGTCCAGCGGTTGGCCCGCAGGTTCAGGCCGATCTGAATATTCAGGTGCTTGGCCAGGAAGCGCTGGAAGCCGCCGTCCTGCTCAGGAGAGCGCTTTTGCATCTCGTCGGTGAGCCACTCCTTGCTGACCGAGCGGCCCAGGTTCGGATTGGTGATGTAGAAATTCTCCGGATCCAGATAGGCCTTGGACTTGATCATTTCAGCCGGGAACTCATACAGGATGCCCAACGTCTTGAGGCTAACCACCTTGCCGTCGCGCACATCGCGCCAGTAATCCAGCTTGGCCTTGAACACACCCTCAGGCGCTTCATCCGACTGCGTGGTCAAGAAGATGACCCAGCCTTCATCACGCGACACCTGGCCGCCGAGCGCCTCCTGGAACATGGCATCCGCATTGGCGCGCTTGCCAAACAGCCAGAGCTCGTCCACCAGGATCTTTCCCGACTTCTTGCCGGAGACCGTATCCGTGTCGGCAGCCACCACCTTCAGGCTGTTGCGGCTCACCCGGTGGGTGATGGTGCGAATATGGTCCTGAATGTGGAACAGTGCAGACAGTTCCTCGTCCGCACGCACCATGCTGGCCGCCGGCTTGAATGAGTTGTCGGCAACTTCCTTGGTCGGCGCCAAGATCAGGTGCTCCTCATCCTCGCGCCAGCACAGGATCAGCGCCGTGAGCATGATGCCCGCGGCGATGGTCGACTTCGTGTTCTTCTTGCTAATCAGCAGACCGTATTCACGGATCAGCTGCTTGCCGGTGTCGGCGTCGTAGGCGCCAAAGATGACGCGCACAAAATCGAAGACCCACTCTTCGGAGCACTCCCCGAATGTCGGGGAACGGTATTCATCGAGCTCCGCATCCCAGACCTTTGGCAAGTCGACGACCTTCAGCTCCTTGAAGATGGCCAAGGCCTGCTCGGCCTGGTCCAGGAAGATCGGCGGCGGAATGATGGACTTCCGCTGCACCAACCGCTCCTCCCAGTCGATGCAAGCGGTGCTCCATTCCATATCTATACCTTCTGTCCGTTAGCGGCCACCAACTTTGGAGGCGCGGCCGGCGCAAACCGGCTGGCGATCTTTTTCGCCGCAGCGTTTTTCTCTTCCTTCTTGCCAGCCTCTCCCTTCTTGGGGTGGCAGTACGGCGCGGCCAGCGTGGCCGCCTGCATCCGGCGACCGCGCTCCTCGGTGTGATCGCGCATCACCTCAAGCAGGTAATCAAGCGGCATAAGGTCGCTCAGATCCGGCGGCGGCTCAGGTTCAGCAGGCGGCTGCTTGCCGAAGGGCCACTTCGGATCGTCCTTGTAGCCGTTGGCATCTACCGCGGGCGGTGCAGTCTTAGCGGCCGGCTTCTTGGGCGGCTTGACCGCCTCGGGCTGTTTCTTTGGGCGGCCAGCCCCGGGCCGCGCGCCACCTCTTGGCATAAGCGGCTCCTTTGAATTCTTTGATTTCTTTGAATTCCACCCCCGGATTTATTCATACAGGGGGAAATTTTCTGCGCGTGCGGAACAGGGCGGTCTAGAGGCCGAGAGGCCCCAGACTTTGACCTCCCCCACCCCTTGGGGATGCCATCAAGCCGCGTCAAGAAGCCGCTGGCGCTGCGATCTCAGCCCAGGGGTTCTCGCCAGTCACCTCGATGAACGCAGCCTTGATGGCCTTCACCTTCAACGGCAGCGAAGCTCGAAGCACTTGCACATGCATCGCGTCTGGTATGGGCATGCCGAGCGCAGCACAGAGTGAGTCGATCTCATCAATTAGCACGCCGAGCTTTTCCTGAGCGTCGTTCATTGTTGCGCCTCGACCATCAGCGCCACAGGCGGCATGGTGCTCCCAGCCACCCACAGCATGATCGGCTGGCCTGCCTTGATGGCCTCAACCTCAGCAGGCGTAGGCGCCCAGAACGAGACCACTGCGGGCACACCATCCCAATCGGTACGTGTCACAGGCAGCGCATTGCAAGGCAACGTCTTCTGATCCCATCCAGCTGGCGCGCCAAGCACGGCATTGTTTGATGGGTGCTGCATCCGGTCCATGGGTCACATCCTTTGCTCTTCGCGCTGCTTGTCGCGGGAATGATGGGTAGCACAAAGGCTTTGCCAGTTGCTGCGCCGCCAGAACAGTGACTGATCACCTCGATGCGGGACGATGTGGTCAACGACCGCGGCCGCTGTCACCTGGTCGTCAGCCTTGCACCTCACACAGAGTGGATGCTCACGCAGGTACTGAGCCCGGGCCTGCTGCCACTTGTAGCCATAGCCGCGCTGTGCGGCTGTCTGGTCACTGGTGCGCCAGCTGCCGGCATGGATGGTCTGTACACGCCTGGTGTCCAGCATTGGCACACTGCTCTTGAGGGTCTGCAGCTTTGCCATTACGCAGCCTCAGCTGTCTGCCGACCGTAGCAGTGGAACAGGCAGGGCATGCGCTCCATCCCCTGGATGGCATAGACAGAACGGAAACGAATGCGCCGACCTGCTACGCGCCCCTGGGCATCAAGGCGCATCGGGTTGTCATGAACCTTGATCCAGCCGCCTGAGGTGCTGACCTCGGACACGCGCGAGAAGCGCTCGCCGGTGTCCACATCGACCACGACCGCGCCGCGCGCGTTCTTTGCTGTGTAAAGCATGGCTATCACCCTATTCCGATCTGGCCGCCGCCTGGTTGCTCGATGGTCTTACGGGCTTCCAGCGCCAGCACTTCCATACCGTGCATGCAAGCGAGGACTGCCAGATCGCGGCAGGAGCAGTTATCGCCCTCAAAGCCTTCGACCAGAACATGGCCGCCCTCGATCACGATACGGCCCACCTTAGTCAGCCGTGAATGAGTTGCATCAAGGGACATGTGAGCCTTCCAAATGGGTGCTGCCACCGAGTGATCCGCCCCTACTGCAATGTGCGTGATCGTCGGGCGTGCTCGGTGGCAGCGAACCGGGAATAAAAAAGCCGCCGAGGCGAACCAGGGCGGCAGCAACCAGCTTTCGGCTGGCAGGAGACAAACGAAAAAGCCCCAGCGGCTAAGGCTTGGGGCTTTGGTCACGCCGCTGGCTACCGTAAGGCAACCAGGGCACACGACTCAGTGTCGCGGAGAATTGGCGCGATTGTGGCATCCTTTGTCAAGTAGCGCAAGCGGTAGATGCTCCAGAAGTGGCGCAGGCCTTGAATCCGGCTGCCGTCCCATACATCGCGCTTGAGACGCAGGCGGCGGCGCGCGGCCATGGGATGCTCTTGCTGCGGCACGTAGATCGCAAACAGCACACGGCGAAACTGCATCGGCACGGACTGCAGCGCCAGTTGGACATGTCGCGCGCTCCAGTCCGGCATGAGGGGAACAAGAGGCTGGTCATCGCTGCGGGCCTGGGGTGGAGGCCGGTACTTCCCCTCCGCGCTTGCGCAGCGCTGCTTCTTGTACCGATCCTGAGCCCATCGCCCGTACCTCTCCAGCAGCTCCTCGGCCTGCTGCAAATCCTGGGGCACATTCAAATTCAAGTCTCTACGCATCAGCCCCTCTCTTTCGTTGATTACTTCAATTGCCTAGCAAGCGCCGCACAGTCACGTTCAGTGCGTCTAGCTCGCTCATCTTTTTGATTGCCCACATCCGACGCTGACCGTGCCAGCCCATCAACGGCCCGCGGTGGCAGCTCTCGCACAAGGCCACGACCGTGTATTGCTGGCGCTGCTCGATGTGGTGCGCCTCGCTGGGCCCGGGCTGATCGCAGACACTGCAGGGTAGATCCTTGACCGCAGCTAGGTGGGCGCGCTCTTTGTCGTTCAGCCTATTGAGCATGGCCGCCCTCCTCGGGCTTCTCGCCGTACTGGAGTTCCAGCGCCAGCTGTGCGTAATGGATCACCTTGCGCAGATCCTCGGCACCGTTCTTGGCCTTGTGCCGGGTCGCGTACTTGACGATGTTTCCCTGGAAAAAGTCCAGTCCATTGGCATGGATGAACTCGATCGGCTGGATCTTGCAGTCCTTGTAGTGGCTGCCGCCAGCCTGGCTGTCGAGTGCGCTTTTCACCACCATGCCCGCCCCCTGTCCTCTACCGCCACCAAACTGCCGTAGTCGTCGACCACGCAAACCATGCTGCTGCCCACCTGCACCCGGTTGCAGCAGCGGTTTTCCATCCAGTGCTCGATCAGGTAGCGGCCGTCGCTCAGGCGCTCATAGGTCGGCCACACCAGCCGCGTGATGCGCGAGGTGCTCGGCGGCTTGCGCTGGCCAGCCAGCGGCACGACCTTGCCAAAGAATGCGGGGTTCAATGCCTGCGTCACTTGACCACCCGTACTTCCCGGCCCAGCAGTGCCTTCATCAGATGGCGCTTGATCTTGAATTCAGGGGTCTCCACGCCCTTCACATCCTCGATCACCTCAATGCCCTTCTCCTGGTACACGAAGTCAGCTATGTAGCGGATGGCGGGCCGGGCGCGCGCAGCGCCAGCAAACTTGACCGAAGGGACCATCTCGAACACCACCTGGCGGCGCAGATCGCTGATGTGGCCGCCGCGCTGCAGCATCTGCAGGTGCGACCAACGGTGGAGCTCAGCCAAGCTATCGAACTTGGTGCCGTCGCCCGCCACGATCTTCTTGTTGCCGTACTTGGAGCCAGACGCATTCGGAACCAGCTTCAGCATGCGCCCTGTCAACCTCATCGATTTGCTCATGCAGCCTCTCCGTGCTGTTGCTTCATTCCCAGGGCCTCCATCGCTGCCATGCGGCTGTGGCGCGTGACCGTTTGGTCGCCATGGTTGATGCGCGCGACGATCTTTCGAGCCCAGTCCTTGCTGTCGCCCTTGAGCTCGACCGGCACGTCCAGCAGGCGCTCTACCTTGGGCGCAGGCAGCGCCAGCAAGCCGGCCTCTTCCGCATAGGTCTTGCGAGGCGTAGCCGCTTTGCACAGGGCCTCAAACTGCGGCAAGCTGGGTGGAAACTCAGGGTGGTGGTC